TTGCGAATATTTTCGTACCGATTGAGAATGTATCGGTGGGTGCCAAATTGGATATACCCGAGGGTGCTGCACCCGTCGTACGCAAAGCATTCATCTTCACATTACTGTTTATCACCACAGGTGTTAGCGTACCAGGTTCTATAGTAAGTAAATTTCCATTTACAACGATACCACCGGGTCCAACTTTCAGTCCACGTGTATATGTGTTACCGTGTACTTCTAAAACATTTGATCCTGTATCCTCAACAAAGAGGTTAGAACCCACACAGAGGTCGTGTGTTGGATATATGTTTGCTACACCCACTGCATTTGATGTATATATATCACCGAATATGTGAAGATTTGTAGATAGCGTATCATCTACTGTGAATGATGAATCCAACGGACCACCGGTCGTTTGGAACAAAGTCATTTCCCTCCCTCTAGGACCACCTCTAAAACCAAAAGCGACATTTGATTCATCTTTATCATGTGTAAATAGTAACGTTGGGTCATTCGTACCATCATTACCTTCACCGAATGTGATAGTTGTATCAGAAACAACTAAATTTACGACACGTTCATATGTTGCGGTTTCCTTTACAAAAAGATTACCATACATACGGGTATTACCGTAGACGTACATTCCACCATCAATGGTAACATTACCTGTGATCACAGCTACATTATTGGGATACGCGGCGCTACCACCATTCGCATCACTATCAGTTATTATGACATTGGATCCGACGCTTAAGGTCTTTGTAGCCATACCACCATTCACAGTGATGATATTGGAGGCCGTACCATCAACTATGAGATTTGAACCGAATGAAAGCTGGTCATTAATAATGACATTTGTGGCCACGAGGTTACCATTTACTGTCATGAGATCACGACCACTCAAATCAATATTTACCTTTACCCCTGCACCATCATTTACTTGAAAAGCATTTGTGGGGTTAGTTGTACCCACAGAGAGCTGATTATTAACAAATATACGATCCGCTGCACCAGAAGCTTTTAGATTCCATACAATATCATCATCTTTATCTATAAAAAGTTTATCACCTACAGAAAACTGTTTCGTTGGTGTCGTATTTGCCAGAGATAAACGACCCTTGATTCCATCATTTACAATAAGCTTGATTTCATTTGCTTCAATTTCCCTAGTTAAAATACTGTTAACACCTGTAAGTGTTTCACTCTCAACGGGTTCTGCTTCTAGACTGGCAACATAGATTTGTTCAAACCTAGCTGTTCTTCCCATTTATACATTAGTTTCCGAATAAAATTCCAGCTAAACCATCCTTGATCCTGAGAACATTGTAATTCACAGCGAATACATAAATATCTTTTTGATCTACTCTAAGAGCACCCTTTTCTACACCACGTAATATGAGTTTGGCATTATCAAGCCTGCTAAAATTGCAACTACCTGAAGGATTGTAGTCTGATGCATTTAGACCAAAGTGATAGACGAAATATCTCGTATACATGAGATCTTCAGAATCAACTCTAAAATCTATTACACCATATTTAGACTTATAATAGTTTTGTACTGTGTGAAAATAAGTTGGTGACATATTTTCAAGTAATGGTGTACCGTTAATTTGTATATCGCCAGTTTTAAACGTAAAACGGTCATTTGTAGGGTCAATATTAGTGGCACTGTATCCAAAAAATATAGATTTAACTGGGTGGTTAAATTGTGAGAGATCTATGTCATTATACCCACCAGATTCTATTTGATTATTAAATACATTTGAAACTGGAAAATCTATTTTTTGTGTTTGTGTGATTACGAAATCCATTTGTCTCTTGACCATGGATTCTCTTTCTTCCCTGTCTAAGTATATATAGTTTCCATACACATTGATTCTTTTCTGGGACTCACTATATCCAGATAAACTACTCGGGTCAAATTCAATTCTAACTTCTACCTGATGATGTGCAAGTGCCACTAGGGGTAAAAATGCACCGTGGTCACAGAAAAAGAAATGAAGTGGTTGAAAATTTCTATTAGATATACTCGTTTTATTTGTAAGTTCTTGTGATTTTGTCCAGGTTTCTGCGAGATAATTGGGCCATATATCGGCATAATAGTCATAGTGTTGAGAATCTATTTTTTGACCCCCTATATAAAGATCAATTGTTGAGTTATAAAGAAGATTTGAAGAGACATTAGAGTTTCTGTCAAGACCCTCAAACCATAAACAATTTACGAGGTCACCTAAAACAGGTACCGTAAAAACTGGATCCTTGTCCGTAATAGTTTTAATTAACTTGGGAGCTTGAGAAAAGTTTGTATGCCGAGTAAACTTCATACGAAAAAAAGAATGCCCCTCTTCACTATTGAGATAAACATCTTGTGCACCCCTGGAGACAAGTTGAATTAATGCACCGGACATTTAATAGATGTTCAGATTATAAAAACAGACACTTTCCCTGAGGGAATTCCTCCTTCTTTTCCTCAACTGGTTTACCATGTATTTTGAAACCACCTTGTCTATAGATCTTCATTCTCTTGAAATACATAGCAGTGAAGATAGACCATGGGTCGTGAACGTCGTAGATGTGTGGATTGTTCTGTTTACCCTCTGTTTCTCTCATGATACGACCAATACTTTGTGTGATATCAGATTTGGGTGAGGCTAAAATAACCGTGTCTAGGGTTGGGATATCTAGACCCTCGTGGGCTTGACTGAACGTCGCGAAGATGATTTTCTTCTTTGAGGACTCTTGTAAAGCTGCCTCTTTCATACCACCCATGTAGAGACCAGAAGTCTTTGGGAAACATTGGTGAAGCATCTCACAATGTTGTCTACGATCACTTAGGAACAGTAATTGTCTCGTACCAGCTGAAGCTTTCTTCACGAGTTCTACCAGCATTTGATTCCTTTTCCGATCCTCAACAACTTCTGTGATCATATTGGGCATTGAAATCTTTCCATTCCTCATGGAGGGTGGTGGGTTTCTGTAGTTAAACGATTCAAATGTTATAGGGAACACCTCCACTTGTTCCTGATTCTTCCTCTCAACAGCAAAGAATGTGGGTCCCATGAACCAGTGGAGTACTTTAGTGAGACCATCCTTCCTCTCTGGAGTTGCAGAGAGACCGAAGATATGCTTGGGACACATTTTGAAGAGGGATTGACTAAAAACCTTTGCGCATATATGATGTGCTTCATCTACAATTAGGGTTCCCACAGAGTCAAAATCACTGAAGTTATACTCTTTGAGGGAGAGAGACTGAAGCATAGCAATGACAAAATCACAATTGACATCTTTTTTGTCTTGTTGTACGATACCAATAGTGGCACCTGGACAAAACTGTTGGATACGCTCCCTCCATTGATCTGCGAGAAACTGTTTGTGAACAACAATCATGGTCCTGTATCCCAATTTACAAGCTATGGCCAAGGATACCGTCGTTTTACCATAGCCACATGGTAAAGACAAGACGCCATGACCTGCTTTAATTGCTGCTGCGAGTGCTTCATTTTGATGTGTTGCATCTCTGAGTTGTCCAACAAACTTGGCGTTGGAACGAGCTGGTTGAGGTCTTCGGTCCTCTTTGGGTTCTCCAATTTTATCAGTTCCGTAGAATCTTGGAACGCAGACTCCATTCTTAGCTGGTCTGAAAACTTTGAAAGGCGGTGGAGGAAATCCATAATCCCCGTTGACAATAGGTCTTACCGTAAGGTCTTTTTTAATTTCTTGAATTGGTCCGTCTGTAACAAGATAACCAGTTCGCGTCAACATTTAGTATATTAAAGATTAGTAACTTTATATAACTAAAATGGCTCCTATCAGCCTTACTGATAATATTAATAGAATTGAATGTGGTATATGTGAGTTCAACGGTAAGATAGATGAACTAAAAATGACTTATGACAAGGATTTAAATAAATTGAGAGAAGAAGTTTGCCGTCTAGAAGGTTGTAAACTTGTTTATGAAACTTTACAAGAAGTATACGGAGAATTTATCCCTTCTAAAAATGATGATAGCCACGAGGAAGTGGGTCACGAACATGACCCCGATCACAGTCACGGTCACGATACCGGTCACGATACCGGTCACGATACCGGTCACGATACCGGTCACGACCCCGAACATAAACTTAATGAACTTATTGACGAACCAATGTCATTGTCAGATTTATACCAGAAATACAGAGCTATGTAACTTCCATGAAAAACCAGAATAATTAGCCACATTCCAAACACCTTTGAATTCTATTTCAATTTCAACTTCATCATCTTTTATAAGAGATTGGACAGGTCTCCCTTTGACCTCACAC